GCGGTTTGAATCGCATCACGAGTAGCTTCATTGACTAACCCACTTTCTAAAAGTGGCTTTAATGCGTCTAGTGACATAATGTGTCTCCTAATACTAATATTTACTACGGTTGATGAATATTGCTATTTTAATGCTGATTTTTCATCGTTTTCTTCCATTTGAACCCGTATCTGTGTCAAAGTTGTAATTATGAACAATAATAAATTCCCAATTACCTCTTTTTTAATTGGTTCTTTTGGTTTACCCATTTCATATTGAACATGTTTAAGATACTTTTCCAACTTGTCTAATGATTCTATGGTTGTCATTACTTCTTTTTCTTAACTGAATCCTTTTCTTTCTTCCAACAATCACGACACTGCACTCCTTTTTTTCCGCTCAACTTATCATATCCAACTTTCGTTTCCTTATTACAAGCAGTGCATTTTATTTTTTTGTCTTCTGCTTCTTCCTTAATACTTCCAGACTTTGAAAAAGGTCCAGGAGTGAACTTGCTTTCCTTCACGGCTTTCTTAGATGATTCGCACTTCTTGCTACAATAGTTCTTGCCATCTGGGCACTTCTTGTCGCAACCCTTACCTTTGCACTTACGGTTGGTTTTGCCTTCGGTGATCCCTGCTTGTGCCTCATGATATGCATTCAATGTGCTTGATTCGGTTCCAGAACCATCTTTGGCCCACATTAACTGTTTTCTACCGTTTGGAGCCGTAATAACATGGCTTCTCCATCCATGTTTTCTTAAAAATTCTTCCATTGGCTTTTCTTTTTCACTTACATCAGCATAGAACTCATCAGAATATTTTGTATATTCTTCGCCCAATGGCCTGCCATTAGATGCCCCATCTCTGCCCCAATTAGGACCAAGATTTTCATTGCTAAAATCATCATCAACTGGAATTGGTGCTTCTTCGGGAAGTAAACCATTGTCTTCAAGATACTTTGAAAAATGTTCAGTGATCCATTCATCAGGATCGCCAGTTCGTGCTTTAGCAGTTCCATAAGGCATATCTGGAGAATAGTATTCATACAGTGCATGTTGAAATTCTGCACTTGTGGTATACAAATCAAAATTACTTTCAATAAACTGATCTACATCATATCCATACTTTTGAAGGATGGCTTCCATCTTTGGATGAGGGCTTTCTCTTAGAAACCCTTCGCTGACCTTACCAAAATTGTTCTTGGCGCGGAGGGCAAATTCCTTCTGTTTGATATTCTTCTTTAGGGACGCTGGTTCTTTCTTGCCTGCTTTACGATCATTCTCGGCAGTCTTCTTATTCTTAGCGAGACCCGATCCAATTTCACTCTTTGATTTGCCCTTAAATTTACCCTTATCTTTTGGGGCGGTATGCATCTTGGAGTCCCATTTTTCGTTTAATAGCAAATTACGATATTGTGCCATCGTTTCTGTCAAAGTTGTTGTCATATTATCCATCCTTAAATCTATTTACCGATAATTATTGTTTTGACTCGTTTTATCCAACAATTGAAAGGATGAAGTGGTATACGCCGCCTTATCCCGTCTCAAAATAGATACACCTGAAAATTTTGCCCTGTTCAGAGTCCAAATGTTACTGTTTATATTTTCAACTCTTGCGCCCAACATTTCAAAACTCATTCCCAATGGATTACTATTCTCTATTTCTTTGATTCTATCAACTATGGTGTGACTTTCTGCTGTTGATAGATATCCACGCACTTTGATTTGATTTTCTTCTATAAATCCCTTTGTTATCAATCCAATAGTAATCGCTGTTTGAGTTTTCCATCCTTCAGCGTGACCATCCCAATAAGGAGTTGCGTTTAATGGAGCGCCAACCAATGATTGTATTGCCTTTTCTGCTACATATGTGGGTAACAACACTCTATGCTTCTTTGATCCACTCAGAGGTTTATCACTGGGTTGATCCAAAGTACAAAGAACACCTTCAAAATATACTCTCCCTGACGCTTCTAATATAGTTCTATAGTTTCTTAGTTCTTCAAGAATAGTGGACATCTTATTTTCCTTATCAATCAAAGTTAGGTGTCATTCCAGTTTTACCGCAGAATATACAAGTAGTTTGGCCTTTTTTTGATTTGCACGTATGATCATATTTAATTGGATTCTTCCTGTACATCGTGGCCTTTTCATCTGCGTCCATTTTGTCAAGATCATCCATCCAGTCTTTGAAAGAACGCACTTCTTTAATCGGTGTCTTAAGAGTTACCTTTGACTCTTCATCTCTCTTTCGTCTATTCGCCGCCGCTTCAGAATCACCTTTCTTGCGATTGGCAAGTTCGCATTCTGCATGATTTGGAAATAAACTTGTGTAATGGGCAGCGCTCCTTCCACTTATGTCCCTATCAGCGCGACGAGTTGCAGAAGGAATCAATTCCACGGGCTTACCGCAAAATTTACACTTACCCTCTGAAAGAATCGCTCGATATTTGTTTAGTTCTTCTGCAATATTCATTATCTTAACTTCAAGTCCTTGAAAAGTTTGGTAATTTCTTCAAGCAAATATTTTTGAACTCTGGGATTATGATTTACTTCCTCGGCTAATTCCAAAGTCTTGTATCCGTGATTGCGATTCAACAAACCTTCATAAACAGGAATTGGATAAGCATTTGGAGCGCTCGGTTGAGCGACTGCATCAACAGTAATTATTTCAAAATCACTTACATAACCAGTGCTCTCATTAACATTGCCACTGCCACGACTGCTAACACCCAATTTGACACCACTTTCAAGAATGGAACGAATAATGTTACCCATTGGGGTTGTAAGAATCTTCATCTTACCAAATCCATTTGCCCCTTCCATCCACATCGATGTAATAACGTGCGAAACACGATCCAAACTAATTTTCAAATCTTCTGGGTGATCCAATTGACCAAACACTGGTATATTACCTTCAATCAATTTATTTAAGGATTGAACGGCATTTTGAATTTCACTAACTGGATAGATGCGCTGATTATGATTGCGAATATCACCTTGAATGAAGATTCCCTTCATATACAAGTCTTTTTGTTTCTGTCCTGATGCATCCACGGATTCAACAATTTCTGTTGAGATAGTGCCTGGATTTTGATATTCATATAGTGATTGTTTAGTCATAATTGAACCTCATAATATATCTTAATTATTTATGCATAAACAAAAATTCGGCTGGATTGACCCAGCCGAACCTTGTTTCTACTTGTGTTGCTATGCCTTATGCTTCAACAGACTTCTTGTTAACACTACCCTCTTCCTTGTTAACAGCCTTCTTAGGTGCTGGAATCAACTTGGCCATGTGACCTGGGCGATTTACAACTTCCTTATCACCGATCAATTCACCAGACTTTGGATTTGGACGACCCTGAGAAGTTCCACCCTGATTCAAATTCTTTGGTGTAATTCCTGGGACGATGCTTGGCTTTGCTGAAACTGGACTCTTCTTTTGGACAAATCCTTCTTCAGATGAATTGGAGAGACCCTTGGTAACCTTCAAAACGTATTCACGAATCACGCTTTCGTCTACTGGTTCTTCCTTTTCTTCTTCAGATTCAGTTTCTTCTTCCCCATCTCCGAAATCTTCTGTTTCAGATTCGGTTTCTGTTTCTTCGTCGTCACCAAATTCTTCGCCGCCGTCTTCTTCAACTGCGGAATCAAGACCTTCCAATTCTTCGTCTTCTCCCTCTTCATCACTTTCAAGAGATTCGTCTTCTCCCTCTTCTGCGTGTAGAAGTTCTTCGAATTCTGCCTTTAGAGCATCAAATTCAGATTCAAGATCAGCAACACGATCATCAATTTCTGGATTTAGTTCTTCGCCACCTTCTTCCCCGCCAAGTCCCAGACCAGCCTCTTCTCCATCAGCAAAAACGTCTGTTTGAAGATCATCAGACTCGTCTCCGCCGAATTCGGTTTCACCTTCATCTCCAAAGTCTTCATCAGAGGCAGTATGATCCGCTTCAACGTCATCAAAAGCACGTTCTGTATCATCCATATCTAATGCTTCGTAGATTTTACGGCTCTTGTCAACAACAATCTGATGGAACAAAGAACGAGCCTTCTTGTTGTCGTTAGCAATAACGTATTCGATTAGTGTTTCAAATTTTGACGCCATCGTATATCTCCTTAACTACAAACTTCCTGTTGTATTTACTTATTCTCTATAATATTCACAAAATAAGTATTGAAAATCGCGTTTTGTTATTTACAAACTGATATTTTTGTTTCTGTTGATATTATTTATCGTATGACTCTATTTATTATCTTTCCACTCATTCATCAAGTTTTTCATTTTTTCTACATCACTCTGCGCCAAATAATACCGATGTGATAAACTGTTATTGTTATTGCTTCCTTGATTTTCCCATAGTCTATTTTTAGAAACACTATTATTTGTTAAAAAGGGATGCCAAATATGAAAAACTTGAATTGGCAATGTTTTGTGTGGCCAATAAAGCGTATCCACTGCTCTCATAGCCGCATAATCTTCTCCTCCCCACCCTCTAAAACGAGTATCCCACCCGCCAATTTCTTCGAATGCCTCTCGCGGCATAATCTGAATTAGAGCACCATACCGATGACCGCAGGATGATCCCGAGACTCCATTAAATATTTCTGTGTTTAATAAGGTTTCGTTTGGTGGCGGGTTGCTAAACTTATATGGCGTAGCAGGAGATGAATCTAAAATCAATTTTGAGGATTCTTCTGTTAATCTATGAAATTTTCTGTAGGGGACAAACCACAATTTCTTGTTTCTCTTTTTGGCGTGTCGAATTTCTTTACAGCAATGCAATATAGACTCCACGGAGATATACCCGTCAGCATCAACAATAACAAATATATCTCCGTGGGCGCGACTTGCAGCATCGTTTACTGCTTTAGATTTTGAAAATGGAATGTTATTGGTCACTTCAGAATCAATTCCAACAATAACTTCCGCACCTGGTAATTGCTTCTTCCAATATTTCGCTAACCATTCCCAATTTTTAGCACGATGCCCTTGCTTATCATAACAATGAAATGGAACCAAAATACTAATACCATAACCCTTTAACTTTAGAGCCTTGGCTGCTTTGAATTTTATTGATTTCCCTATTTGTGTTAAATTCATACTATTCTCTTCCAAGTGATGCTAATTCTCTATACGCATCGTAGATGTTAAATTTCAAATCATCAATATGGAATCGAGACGGTTCCATCATTTTCCCTGCTTCAAATGGAGTGTTAATTGATTCGCTATAGTCCCTAAACTTGAATGCTCCACCTTCTTTAAGCATTTCATCGCATATTTCAATTCTGCGAGGAATTCCCCCGAAGGCGTCTGCCAAAATTGCTCCGTGCAAAGAAGATGTTACAATTCTCCTACTTGATCCAATTTCTCGTATAACTTGTAATGGATCATCTGAGATCTTTATTACTTTATAAGTAGATTTTGCTGGAATAAGACTTATAAATCTATCTGCCAATTCTTTATCTCGCCAATGTGGAACAATACCTAAATCCCATTTCTTTTCTTGTGGTTCCACTAATTCATTTGCTAAAATTCCAGGATCACCAAGTGTAAAATTTCCTTTAAATCCCCTTGCTGATAATGGGCCGCGCAATGCTAAAATTTTTGCTGTATTTCTAAAATCGTGTAATCTTCCTGATTCAAATAACTTACCAGAACCCAATATATAACCGTCCCAATCAGGAGGGATATGTTCTAATATTGATCCAACTGATACAATTGTTGAGCGAGAGATTGTATCCCATTCCACTTTTTCAATATCTGAAAATTGTTGTAATAGCAATGGGGCTAATGCATCCCCAAAATTAGGAACTTTGTTCCACCAATATGCCTTGACTGGACGAGGCTTGAAAAAGCCCAAAAATGCCATAGTAACTCCAATATGAATGTGTAATTAGATGATTATAAACCTGGTTCTGTTTGTGCTGGCGCGCCGTACTGCTTTCTTGTTTTTTCTAAACGATTCTTCAATTCAAAATTTCTCACATCACGAATTAGACGCAGACGATTGATCTGTCCAAGCGTTAATTTGGTCTTACGCAAATCATTCAACTTTGGAACTTCATTGTCATCAGCGGGATTCATATACTCTTCGTCCCCCTGATCCTCGTCAATTCCTTCAAACATATCTATTACATTCATATTGTGTTGCCTCATTGCTATTTATAAAAATGATTAAATTTCAGGCTGTGGTCCACCACCTTGTGTTGCACCTTGTCCTTGTGGTCCACCTGCCCCTTCTGCTCCTGGAGCTTCTGGGCCTTCTGGGCCTTCTGTTGCTCCATCTGGCAACTCAGCATCATTGAATCCATCCAAATCACTCTGGATTCCTCCAGGTGTAATACCCAAACTTCTGGATGATACTGGTTCACCTTCAGTTGCAAGCGCTTCTTCATTTTCTTCACGCCATAACTTATCATTCTGAACCATTTCATCTTGTGTAAGACCAAGATAACGTTCCATAAGCCAACGTTTGCTGAGATATGGAAATCCTTCAAGTTGTGTAAATGTTCCAATCTTGGTGGCATCCAATTCTGCTTGGCGATAATGAGCAAAATTTTGTGGTGGTTTAAATGTTAGTTGAAATAGACTGGAATCAATATTAACTCCACTCCATTTCAAGTATGCCTTAAATTCTAAATCTAACGGCGCACAAATCAAACGCTGTAACCGTTGACAATATTGATTAAATCTGTATTCTTGAATCAATGCTGTGCCAACACGCCCATCATTCATTGTTGCTGGACTTTCTTCTGGTCCTGTAGGCAAATAACTACTTGGTATTCTTAATGCACGAACCATCTTATTATTGAAATATAGCAAGTCATTAATTTGATCAAGATTCTGGCCACCAGGGAGTTGTTCAACCTTAGAACCACGACCTGAGTTGTGAACAAAAATTCCTATATCCAACGCAAAATTATGGCAATTATTTTTAGATGATATATGTAAATCACCAGTGTCTATCTTTTCTGATAACCACTCTATTGATTTTACCTTGTGATTTTTCTTATATATTTTTACAAATTGACCCCAAGAATCATATCCAGCCACCTGTATCATTTTTTGAATTTGAGTGTCGTGTGGTAAGAATAATAATGACTGATTCGCATTTCGTTTTATATTCGGATTTGCCAACTTATATGCATTTTGAAAAGCGAGATCATTCCTCAAAATCACCATCATCTTGTCTAAGGTATTATATCCTTCCATGAACAATTCGATAATTCTATGAACCATCGCTTCGCTATATTGAACTTTTCTTGCTTGTCCTGTTTTTATTGCTGCTCTGTGTGCTCCTTCCTTGAATAATGATTTGTGTTCATCAGTAAATTTTGCAGCACGGTTTCGAGATTGTTCGGAACCAATTTGTGCAACAAACTTACTATTATTCATGAGGTGACGGCTCATCATCTGTTTATCTTCAACAGATGCGTTGGTATGATACAATCTAATCCCATTCAAAAGATTTTTACGTTTTTCAGGGTTTTTCCAAGCCTCAATCAAATGATATGAGCCTAATTTTCGATGCAATTCATAATGTTCGTCTTTATCCATTTCAATCAGATTGTTTGGATAATTATTCAAACTGTTACAATCAATATGATGGATTACTGTATTTTTTTGAGTTTTTGGACACACCATCGTGTGTGTCCACTTATAGTTTCCAGTTGCAGGACACACAAATCGAACATATTTTTCTTCTCCTTGATACTTGCTTGTTTTTGCGTTCTTCAAATATAAGGGCATGAGACTATCTTCTGCTTTTAGATACTGAGCCTCAATTTCCGAGCCATTCCGCAAAATAAATCTATGATCTGGCGTAACTGTTACAGATGAGTCATCATCAAGGGTCACCTTGATAACTTCTGCATTTTTACGAGTTATTCCTGCCCACGTAATTTCGCCAGGTTCCACCAACTTAGTAATCGGATCAACGCTGTATGTCCAATTTTTCTTACCTTCGTTGAATTCTTTGATGATTTGTTGTAGAGTTATACTCCTTCCGTCAAGTAATTTTATTGATTCTAAAAGACTTATGCAACTAGTAATTGGGAAAAAGAAATCGGCGTTAGGTGCTAAAGAAGCATATGTTGAATCTTGAAAATGCTGTCCTTCTCCAAAAGATGGAATACGTCTTTGGTGAATTTCATTTTTTACCTTTTCAATGAATGCCATTGCCAAGTGACTTGGCATTTCTCCAACATCAATACTAAACACTCTGCGCTCTGGTGCTCGTTGAACACGATAGATAACAATACTATCTTCAAGAAGTTCTTTTTGTTTGAAAACCTTGAATACCATTTCCAGAATGCTGGTGCCAAAAGGCCAGTTGGGGTCTAATCCCTCAGTTAGTGAAAGATGCAATACATGCTGGGCTTCAATAGCGTGTTCATTTTGTCCGTGATTAAATCGACTACTGCTACTATATGGTGTATTCTGCATATTAGACCCAGCGCCAGAAGAAAAGCCAGGTCCGCTTGGCACAACATTATACAGATTTTGTGAGGTAACTTGAGTAACTGTTAAATTCTGTAAGTTTGGATTAATGTTCCGAAAAATGTATTGTTCTGGTTTCTTACCTTTGCTTTCATTAACAATAACCTTGATAACATTATCCATTTCAACATAGAACAGTTTGAAGGTTTCTGGGTCACGCAAAAATACTTGGTCGCCGTACTTCAACACATTGCGAAATAACCTGAATGCCCTCTTATCTAACTCATTCAAGCGATACCAAGTATTCAATCGTTCTTTAATGATCTTAGATTCTGTTTCAGTGGGTGGTTCTTTATATTGCATATCAAAACATAATTGATCGTTTTCTCCGCTTTGAGTGCTAAATTCTGAAAGAATATCCAGAGCGGCATTGATTTCGCTATCCTGATCCATACTTTCAAAATTTTGATATCTTTCAATTCTGTTTGGGCAACCCATATATGATTCTTGGAGTAGATTTGGGTAATTCAATACACCTTGACCAGAATCTGAACCTGACGCACTTCCGCCTCGGCGAGATAAGGGACTCATATTGCTCTGATTGCTTTTTGCACCACGAAAATACTTTTTCCAAGACGCCAATTTAGTTCACTCCGTTATAATCATTTCTCATATGGGTATTTAGTTTCCTATTAATACAAAGCAGCCAGGGTCTTACGACCAGACTTAGCAGATGATCCAGTGTTATCAGCGATGGACAAAAGATGACGATTATTTTCTTGCTGTAACTCATGTAGTTTCATCAAAGCATCATTTAGTTTATTCAAAGTTTCTTGATTATCATTATCTTTCTTTGTCTTCTCATCATCTTCTTGTTTCTTTTGCTGGTCTTCTGCTTTTTTATTTGCAAAATAAGCCCATAATGCAACGCCACCGGCGGCGAGAAGCGTAAGTCCTGCAATAGGAAGACCAATTCCAGTAGCTGCTTCTCCTCCAGCCACTACCGCAAGGCCATCAGCGGTAGTGGCGGCGATTGCCGTCTGGCCCACACCTTTAGCAACAGTTGCTACTCCACCACCAACAGAACTTTCACCAATTGCCAGTGTCGCTGCGTTGACAGCCGCTGTCAACCCGGTTAAAGAACTAACAAAGGTATAAAATACCAGACCTAACCCAATGCCACTGCCAATAGCAAGGTATGCAGCTATTCCTACCAAATTAGCAGCAATCAGTTTCCAATGATCCGCATACTGCTTTGATACATCCCAAATAAACTTTACAATTTCAATTGTTGCACCTACAACTGTCTTTATAGTTATTATGAAAGCGTCAATATCACCCTTTAGATCAGCAGTTGATAACCATTTGCTGAAATCATCGACCAATCCAATAACCAAAGTTGTAATACCTTGGAAAGAACCTATATTCTTGCTAAGTTCGTTTACAATTATTGTAATGGTTGGAGTAATGTTTTCTACAAATGGAACTATAACCTTATCATAAAATGTGCTTCTCAGTTGAATAATAAGATTTGTGAATGATTCCATTGCTTCAGATGCTTTTCTTTCTTGTTCTGCTCTGGCCAGAGCTTCTCTAAAAGCCTGTTCATTATATTGTCCGTTCACAATAAACGCTTTTTGGTGAGTTTGAAAAGTCAACATTGAATCTGCAAACATTTTACCAACATCGTTATAACCATATTCTCCCGCAGCTATTATAGTCTGAAGTCCGTCGGATGCCTTTTGATACCCTCCATTCAAGTTAATTGTTGAATCATTAAGCACATCTACAAAATTTGGGATATTTTTTGTTATGGCATCGCTCGTATTCATCATATCTCTTTGCATATTTGGAATAGTTGATGCAAATGCACCAAGAGATTTCGGAACAATACCAAGAGTTGAAATTGATTTAAAAACTGTCCCTGCTGAATCACCAAACAATGTTTGATACCGATTCAAGGCTATTTGTGCCTTTGTTCTTTGTTCTTCGTTTAGTCCCGCTAATTTCTTTTGCCAAGCCGTATCAGCATTTGCTCGTTCTAATTCATCTTCTTGTTGTTTTCTTGTTTTTCCTGTTAATTGGGCCATCGCATCAAATTCTGTTATTAACCCAAAAGCGCTGGCGGCCAGTTGTTCATTTCCTACTCTTGTTTTTGTTGTTGAACCAGCGATCAAATTCAGAATCGTTGGTAGTTCATCGTTGTATTGAGCAAGAGTAATTCCCATATCAGCTAATTGTGAAGAGTATCTGTTCATACTTATATTAGCAACATTTGTAAAAACTCTTATACCATCCATAACTGTTCCAAAATGTGCCAATTTTTCAGAATTCTCTAAGATAATTTTTGAGTATTCTTCCACACTCAAACCAGCAGTTGTTGCCCCAAAAATTAGATCAATCATACTACCATTAAAATTTGCACCAGCAGTTGTTAGATTCATCAGTGTTTGGTGCCAAGTTTGTAATGTCTTGCTTCCTGCGGCTAATAAGGATGTAAAAGTTTCAATGATTGGTAATGATTTTGTTCCGTTAGCAATAGCATCAAAATAATCACTCATTGCAACTTTCCCAGAAATAAAAGTTCCAATGAGACTACCAGCAACCCAAAAAACTGAAGTAACTGTTCTTGAAATTAAGTTTAATGTTCCCTGAAATATTTTTAATCCTACTGAGACCAATGCAAAAGAGGCTGATAATGCTACAACATCTGGAGTAAGTCCTCCCAAACCAGTGGCAACTTCTCCGCCAATTGCGCCACCAAATAAACTTTGCATCCATTTTTCAAGTTTGGTTTGGTGTGTTTTGGTTGATTTTTCATCTTTTTGTGATGTGGAATTAACAGAATCAGCAAAAGACTTAATCTGCTCCAAAATAGCAACAAGAGTATCTTCAGTAGAAAAATTCTCCAACTCAATACCTTCAAGAGTTGAGTTTCCGTGTGTTTTAATACGAACTGTAGAAGCCATTCTCTCACCAATTAGTAGTCTTTCAATTATTTAGCATAATTCCCAAGCATAAATATAGCAGAGGGAATTATGACAACTCGCACCAAACAGTTTCCAGCCACTATTCCGACTGGACCTTTAAAGACATTTCAACCAAAAACAGAACAACCAGTGACAAACCCAAATCCTTTGTCTTCTTTTTTTAGAAAGAGCAAACTATCTTTGTCTTTACCAAGTCGCGGTCAATGGTATCCAAAATCTGGATTGAATTACGACTCATCTGGTCACCTTTCAGTATTTGCTATGAATGCCAGCGACGATATCAAATTCAGAACTGGTGACGCTACAATGACAGGGAAAAATATCTATGAGGTTATTCAAAGTTGTGTGCCGGGAATTACACAACCAGAAAACATACCCCATATCGATATTGATGCAATTCTATTGGCTATCCGAGTGGCTAGTTATGGAGCAGAGTTTGATTTTCAAGTTTCAGTTCCAAATACCAAACTATTCAAAACTATCAAAGTAAATGCTATTGATCTGCTGTATAATATTTCTAATTGCGAAGCACAGTGGGATTCAGAAATCAACATTGAAGATGAAACTGGTCAGACTCTATCATTAGAGGTTAACCCAATCCCGTTGAAGAATTTATTCATTACATCAAAAAATATCTTCTTATTACGCCGTTCCCTAACCAAAAACATTGATCAAGATGAAAATATTAAGGATGAATCAAGTTTCTCCACAACTATGAATTCTTTGTCTCTTAGTGCTATTGATCTATTGTGTTCAAGTATCGGAAAATTATCTATCAATGATCCAAATAACAACACAATTCTATCTCTTGATTCTACCAATCCACAAGATGCTGTGCAGATCAACACAACTATTCGTCAGATTGATATTGCCTACTTCAATACTATTCGTGATCACATTGACAAACAAAGAGAAAAGTATGCTTTCTTCTCTGAACCTCAAAACAGTTCCGTAGAAGAATTACACGCGGGTGCCCCCGAAACTTGGAAGGCAGAACTTGTGTTTATGGGTAGCAACTTCTTACCAGAATCAAAAAATGCATAAACTATGAAACCAAACTTCAATAGACCTGTTATCTATTCCTCGCTGTTAAGTGAACAAGCTGAGAACATGATTAATAATCATGCTATCTATGCGTCAGTAGTAACTGATGAGTTTACTACTCGCACTCCAGATGCACTAATGAATGGGTTAGCCACTGAATTATTGATTAAAAACTGTTGCCCAGATATAGATATCAAAAATCTTCTTTGGTGCAATATCCAACACTTGCTGGCCAGCATAAAAATAGCCTCTCAAGGGTCTGATTTAGAGGTACTTTTGAGATGCCCCAAATGCAAGGCCAATGATCCTTACGAAATAAATTTACAGAATGTAATACCATATTTGACGGCAAAAAAATGGTTTACTCCGCTGAACATTGATAATTTTGAAATTGCTTTACAATCCCCAACTTACAAAAATTATTCAGATTTTTCTATTGAAGAGTTCAAATTAAACAAGCAACTTTATCAAATTACACAAATGAATGAACCAGAAACGCACGGACAGTATATTTCTTCTCTGATGTCACAGAGACAAGAATTAGTTGGTGCATACCAATCCAAATATATCAAATCTGTTTCTGTTGATGGTATGTTGGTTGATGAACCAAAATATGTAAGAGAATGGTATAGGCAATGTGATATTAATTTGACTGTGCAACTTGGAAAATATATTGAGGAAGCAATCAAAGAATGTTCCATTTCATCATTTGCTGTTACTTGTGATGAATGTAAATTTCCATTTATGGTTCCAATTGACTTAGATCAATGTTCAACTTTCCGACAAAGACTTATACCTGCCAGTCAAGAAGAAGTTTTGAATATTATCAACCAAATGGGAGAAGAAACCAAGGCATTGTCAGATGATCTACTTAAGATGGTTTGGTATATGAGAGGCGGAATTTCATATACAGAAGCATATTCTCTTACTAATCACGAAAGAAAATGCATTGCAAAAATTATTGAAAACAACATAGAAATCACAAAGGAGTCTGGTATTGCAATAATTTAGGAGAAAATAAAACCCGCCAATCTTTTGGCGGGTTTGTTTTACTTGGTTAGTTCTTTGTTAAGGACTTAAGTCCACTTCCTTTTGGTCTTCCTCTACCCTTCTTTTTTGCTGTTGGATAAAGTTGTTCTGCCTTAATAGCCAACAACTTTGCTTGTTGCAGTAATTGCGCTGCAACAGAGCGAAGATTCTCTCCCTGTGCAAACAATTCAACACTCGCTGTTTTTGGGTCTTGCGCTACGGCTGGTGCTGGTCCCAATTTTGATTCCAATAATCCAACTAACTGCGATTCTGCTAATGGAGCAGTTGGATTATTGATGGGTGCATCACTTGTTGTTGCTGATTTGGTTTTATTCTTAAGCCCTTTACCCTCATCAAAATCCTTTAACTTCTGTAGAGAATCACCACCCTGCTCAATATTACCAAGCATTTCATTGAGTTCATTAAGTCTAATTTTTTTGTTGTTTGCTTCATAACCAAATGGTGTCATAAACACTTGATTAGATGCAACTTTCTTCAAATGCCCTTCGGCATAAAGAATACGAGCCAACTGTCTACCATCTTCGAGGGTCACACCATCTAACGCACTTGCCAAATCCTTGGACTCTTGACCTGCGGGTGAATTAAGACAAGCCTTTACAGCCTGAAAATATCGTGGTGGCAACTTATCATCAATTACACACAAACACATATGATCCTCTGCTGGCATCTTATGTAATACAACCGTAACTTTTTGGGCATTGTAAAGCCCAACATGCTTCATCATAGTATTTCTCCTAAATTTCTGCTGTCTCTCAGCAAAAGTATTTAGCACAGAAAACGGAAAATACTGAATTAATAATCATTATTTTTTGTTTCTTTGATTTGCCTAAATAGAAATATGCAGTTCGCGAGACGCCAATCTCCAACTGCTCTATCAAGGTCGAGGAGGACCGACAGCTTATGCATATTTATGACACAAAACTTTTCATCGAAAGAGCTAAGGCGATTTATGGTAATAAGTATGAATATGCCGAATCTAACTATATTACCGCACATATTAAGGTTAAAGTTAGATGTTCTATACATGGGGTTTTCAATGTAAGCCCGTCCAACCATATAAACGGCAGAGGATGCCGAACTTGTGGTATAAATCAAAGAACGACCAGTATTACCAAAGATAAGACTTCTTTTATAAATCAAGCCAAAGAAAAATATGGTAAACAATTTTCATATGAAAAAATGATCTATGTTAGATCAAAATCTAAAATAATAATTACTTGCTCGCTACACGGAGATTTTGAGCAATCTCCGCAGAATCATCTTAGATTCATTGGTTGTATTAAATGTCAAGCAGAACATAAACGAAAATTGTATTCTGATGATACTAAAAAATTTGTGCGGAAGGCTATAGAAAAATATGGCGATAGATATGGTTATGACAGAGTTGATTATAAAAATAGCCGATCTAAGATAATAATCGGTTGCAAAATACATGGTGGCTTCTTACAAAGTCCGAATGTTCACTTATCTGGGAGTGGATGTCCTCGATGTAACAATAGTAAAGGAGAAGTTGAAATATCAAACTGGCTAACTAAACAATGCATAATTTTTGAACAAGAGGTAAAAATGCCGAATTGCAAACATAAAAGGGCGTTACCATTTGATTTTGGCGTCTTCAAAGAAAACAAACTTGTTGGTTTGATTGAGTATCAGGGTGAGCAACATTACATTCCAATAAAAAGATCAAATTGGTCTGTAGATAAAGTGCAAGAAAAGTTTTCATTGCTTCAACAAAGAGATCAACTAAAGCGAGATTATTGTAAACAAAATAGCGTTCCACTTCTTGAAATCCCATACTGGGAATTTATTCAAATTCCAGAAATTTTGGCTCAGTTCACACTTGCGCCATAACAAAAATCCCACTATTTTGTGGGATTTTTGTTATGTTAATATATTAACTTTCTTGTTCGTTTCCGTCAAAATAAGCGTGCGTTCCGAATGGAGGCACAACATTCGACCCCTTGATAACCCAAACCGTGGAGCAATAGTTCTCGTCACCAAAATCACCAACATAACCATCGGTGAAAATAACCAACTTCAGCGGTTGGTAATCCTGAGCCTTAAGATAGCGGAAAATTGCTCCACCATCCGTACCGCCGCCGCCCTTTGCTTCATAAGTGGCAATATCCTCGCCATTGTCACTGCTGAAAACACGATCCGAGTAGCACTCGGTATCAAAACAAAATACCCGAATTTCATACATCGGATACTGTTCCATAATGCCCTTGACTTCCGAAAGAAATTCTTCAACCATCTGCTGATTAATGCTACCGCTCATATCAAGCGCAACAGCAATATTCAACATCGGTTCTTCGGTCATACCCGGCAAAACTGCATCCAAATCCCAGCCCTTGCGATTGACACGCAAAAAACTGTAATCGGCAGGAACAATACTGTTTAGTTGACTCTGAAGAAGAGTTCTCCAATCCATCTTCGGAGCAAGAAGTTGATTGACAATACGCTGAACACCTGCGGGAAGATTTCCAATGCCAGCCATTTGGGAAACACTAACAATTTGCTGCTTCATTTCTGCCTTCAACTGGGCGCGTTCCTCTGCCGACAACTTTGCAGGACCGTTAACAGATGGCTTCCCATTGCCTCCATCCTTGCCATCCTTGCCATCCTTTGATTCACTGCCGTCACCATTGAGATGCTCATCAAGCAACTTGTCAAGCATCTCATCCAATGATTTACCACCATCATTGGACTTGTCCTGTTTCTTCTTTAGATCGTCATAGACCTTTTCGCTATTCCAACCACGATACTTTAGATCATGCAATCCAGGAACGGTGGTTGGGAATTTTCCGAGGCCAACCTGAATCAATTCATCGTTGACAACATAATCTTGAGCGCAATTTGCCAGCTTCGGTTCCATACCATAAGATTTGGCGCGACCAATATGCTCATAAACACAATGTAAAATTTCGTGACCAAATACAAAGGTCAATTCGTCAATATCCAGCGCATCAACAAAAGCATGGTTGAAATACATATACTTGCCGTCAACTGCCATAGTAGGGCACCATGCATCAGCAGCGAAAATTTCCATACGCATCGACAGTGTGCCAAAAAACGGTTGACGAAACAGCATATTTACACGAGCCTTGATAATCTTGTCAATTACCCGTTTCTGAACAGCCTTGGGAATCGGCTTGTCAGTTAGGCGAGTAGCCCTCTGAATCTTGAGAGTCTGAGCCTTGGTAGGAACAGCAAAGATTGCATTTACGGGAGTTCCCATATGAATGCCGAGTGCGCTGTTTGAGGGTTTGATCACTGCATTTCTCATATTTTTAGTATACCTATTTCCTATCCTTTTGTCAAGTTTTTGACAGCGATTTTAAGCCCTTTGGGGGGCGTTTATAGGTCTGAAACGACCTGAGACACACCTAGACCCCTTAGAGGCCCATATAGGGCAAAAACGCCAAAATTGACCCTTTAGAATCAACGACTTGAAAATGTCATTTTGTCGGTTAAATGACAAGGGTGGCGAAAATATTTATTCTCGCCACCCTTTGTGTTTGGTTTATGCTCCCCTCATATACGGAAAGTAGTTTTCCGCCATCTTCGGAAACGTCTTCAACTTCGTCATATCAGTGGACTGCGAGAAGTAGTAGTTTGAAACCGCCATGCGAGTTGCCATGATACCAATCTCAAGCGAAATCTGCGTGAGAATAAAGGTATTGAAGGTATCAAACATACGCTCCCACTCAGTCTGCAACTTATCAGTCTTCCACTTGCGCCGCTGAAATTGCTTCTTATTCTGTCCGATGGTCGTAAAAGAATCCAGCGCATCGCTATTGGTATACCAATAGTCGCGCATTTCGTGAAGAATGGCGATGATCAACTGATAGTGAGCGGAAATTTCCTTGGTCTTAATTTCCTTGACCTTGCCACTCAGAATATCAGATGGCTTGGGCAAATCCTTGCCAACCTTGAGGAAGTTCATGTATGAGACTGCCTCACCTGCACCAACCGAGGCAGAAACCAGAGTGCGAATTTCGCTATCACTCATCGGATTATCTTCGGTATTAGTGTACATGAGCTTGCTTACAAACTCCCAAGTGCGCGGGGTCGGAAAAGACTTACTGGCGGAATTCGGGTCAAAATCAAACAACTTGACCTTGAAAGTCGTCAGATACGCAATCACATCGGGATGCTGAGCAGTTTCAAGCGCCCAATCAAGCCACGAATCAAAATCAACCTTTAGGTCGAAGTGAAGCATACGGTTTGCAAGAGGAGTCGCAAGGCGATAGGTAACGCCACGGTCAGACTCACGGTTACCCGCAGCCATGACACGAACATTGTCAGGAAGTTCATACTCACCGCAACGACGATCCAACACGAGTTCATAAGCCGCCGCCTGAACAGCGGGAGGAGCAGAGTTCATCTCATCAAGAAACAAGATGATGATCGGCTGATCCTTGGCATATACATCTTCCTTATTCTTATACATCTTGGGAAGGCGCGAAGGAGGAGCGAAACGCATAACATTCTCGTTCCTGTCAAAATACGGGATACCGATAATATCGGTGGGAGACATCTGACTGAGACGCATATCAACACAGGTTCCGCCCATTTCGATGGCAATCTGCCTGATAATGGAAGACTTGCCAACTCCAGGTCCAGCCCACAGAAAAGCGGGAAGTTTGACGGACATGCAACGCTTGAGACGCGGCACCAGTTCATTGATAGTGAGTGCTTCAACAGTATCGATTTTGTTTCCGGAAGCCATTTTTGAATAATTCCTTTCGGTTATTTGCTACTCTCTAATAATAGCAAGGTTTGGTTGATTTGTCAACTGCAAAATTGTGGGGGAACTTACTTTTCTGTGGAAATCCTTGCCATGAGACGAAATTCGACCTCAAAATAGATCATGCTCAGCGCAAATACTGTTGGAATCCAGTAAGCAATTGTCTGAATCATTTGTCCCTCTCTCGACTACAAGATTAGTATACCAAACGGTGAACCAAAAGTCAACAAAAACAAACCCTTTGTTTTCATATACATAAAAGGCCCGATTCCTCGGGGGGGCCGTTTGTATCAAAATTTTAATTATTTCTATTTATCGTCGCTATATGAAAAATCGGTATCCATCGGAGCAACCTTGAATTTGTGGAATCTTATCTTAAATAAGGGAACTTCCTTCGGAACATCCTCTTGATAGTTCAAAGCCACTGTTATATGCGGAACATATTCAGGATAGTCTGTCTTTGCTCCCATCCTAATTGTTGCATCAAATAACTTTGTTGCCTTTGGTGCATTCAAAACTAGCACCAGCATTTTTTCATTGCCAAACACTTTCCACTCTTTGGGAGTTGCATTAAATGGCAAATCAACTGGAATATTTGTGACTTCTGGAACTGACTTAGTTGAGTATACTACCGTGCAATGATAATCTTTCATATCTACAAGTTTATCAATGTGTTGTTCTTCCATCCATCCATGTAATTTCTCTCTGCTGCTATTTTCTGGTAACAACGCAGCGTATGTTCCATCTTTATGCTCGTCCTCTGCTTCTGCCAAATACTCACTAAACAACTTCATTATTTAAAAACCCCTTTGCAAACTGTGATAAATCTTTATCCATGAAGATTAACAACATTTCGTATTCTGGATCACACAAATAAAAATCAATATCAATCCCATTTGCATCTCTGTTAGTAACCAAAATATGGTATGGTGTTAACATGTGGACCAAACCCAATGTAATATTGGCAGACCATTGAGTGACATGACACTTATATTTGTTTAACTCTATTTTGGCTTGAATAAATCTGTCCAGCCCAATTCTGGTTAATTGCATCCCAGAATTTTCACTGCTATTTACCCACCATGCTGTTGGTATATCAATTTTATTCCCAAGGACATCCTCATGATATTTTTTGACTTTTTCTTGCCATTCTTGTTTTGATAATTTTTCAGTCATGTAGCGGATATGGAGCGGCCAGCATATTAGTAAAGTCGGTTGGTCGCTCACTTAATTTTTGTAGTTCAAAACGACCACACAGTTTTAAAAAAAATAATCCAATCTGTGGTCTATTTATCGGAATGCACGCTTCCAAGATTGTTTGAAAAATACACTCTTTAATTGAATCTGGCTGTGATGAAAGATCAACAAGTTGTTTATTTCTATTGTAATCATCCAATACTTTATGGTCTTTGCCAAAATGATCTGACCATTGATACTGCATCATTGTATTCCAAGAAAAACCTTTCTTATGGCGATCTTCAAATGCTTCTCGCAGACCAATTTTTTTCTTTGATCCTTTTTCGCGAATGCCTGGATATGCACTGAAAATATTATCTGTTGTGCATCCTCGCACACATTTTTCAAATACACTCCATTCTGGATCAGGGGGGTTTTTTGGTAAACCTGTTTTCTTATCAATAACTGGTTTTCCCTTATAATCAAAAATACCTTTTAGTGTTGTTGTAGTATCTGCCACTCCATTATACAAAGTAACATTCTCAGCAAGTAACTGTTCAAAATCTGCATCACTGCTGACAACAACATGATTATCATCTGGATGAGAGTGAATAAACCCCGAAATCAGATCATCTGCCTCAAGTGTTGAATTCTCAAGAACTGTGCAATTTGTTCTTGTTTTGATAAACGCCTTGAAAATATCATATGCTTCAAAAAACATTTTATTGTCTGCTACTTCTGAAGGAGATTGCAGTGATCTGGATTCTGTTCTATTAGCCTTATATGGTGCATATACATTTTTGCGCCAAGAATGTCCATCAAATACAAACACAATATGATTAGCCTTATTGTTGCGCCATGCTTTACTCAGACTATTGAACAAAATATGCAAACACATCCCAATTTTTTCAGATTGGTCACCTCTCACACTATGTTTTGCCCTATGAAAAAGATGACTACTATCAACAAGTAAAAAATTATTCATGCGTTACACCCTTTACTTTCTGGTTATCCAAGTGACTACACCCCACAGCTAAAGCTGGGGGCTTCTTGTTTCAACGACACATTTCTAACATCTGACATGCCAGATGTCCCAAAAGAGGTATCTCCACAAGCGTTAACAAAAGAACTTTGTTCTTCTGCAATTCGGGCAAGTCCTGCCCTATCTAAACCTAATTTTTTGATATTCAATGCCGCATTATAGTCTCTATCTATGACCAAATCACAAGTAGGACAAATATATGTTCGTATTGACAAATCCATTTTCTGTCTATTGCCACAAGAAGAACAAATTTGACTTGAAGGAGCAAACCGATCTATTTTGATTAGTGCTCCTCCGTGCCAAGCAAGTTTGTATTCAAGAAACGAAATGAATTGACTCCATCCTTGATCTGAAATTGCTTTTGCTAATTTATGGTTTTTAGTCATATTTTTTACTGCTAGGTCTTCACATATGACAACTGCGTTCTCATTGGCTATCTGAGAACTCAATTTATGGAGGAAGTCTTTTCTTTGAAACCTTACTTTTCTGTGTAATTTTGCAAGTAGTATTCTTGCTTTATTTTGATTATTGCTTGCTTTTTTCTTTTTGCTGTATTGCTTTTGTTTTCTTATTAATTTCTTTTCACTTTTCTTTAGAAATTTCGGGCTATCAACTACAACTCCATTACTATCAAATAGGAAATTCTTGATACCTAGATCAATACCAACCACATCATTTTCTATTGAGTTTATTTCTTTTGGTGTCGATGTATGAAAAACATCACACAAACAAGACACATACCACTGATCTACGTCGCGAGTAATGGTAATTGATTTAAGTTTTCCCTCTACTGCTCTATGTCTTATCCATTTCAATTCACCCAATTTGGGTATTTTGATGAATTTGTTTCCAATTTTGATCTGCCCTGTTTGTTGAGGTATTTTTATTCCTTGCGTTCTTCCATTTTTCTTTTTAAATTTTGGAAAGCCTAGTTTTCTTTTAAAGCAATTTCTGAGTGCGCCATCCATTTGCAATGCCACTTGTTGTAAACTTTGACTTGGCGCGGAAATCCAGATATGTTCCTGTTTTAACTTTGGTAAAGCGTTTGCCATTTCAAATTTGAAATTGAATTTCTTTTCCAGTTCATATCTCTTGATATTCCCTTCAAGAAATTGATTCCAGATGAATCGCAGTTGTCCTTGCCATTCGTTCAAGATTTTTTCTTGTTCTCTGGTTGGACATACTCGATATTTGAATGCCTTGTGCATATATCTATTTATACATTTTAACTTGTTTTTGTATAAGAAACAATTATTTATTTTGGTATGAATGCCTTGTATCCCCACGCCTAAAGGCGGGGGTTTTACGGCATATTTGATAAATGCTTCATTATGAAATCTCAGTTCTTCCATCTTCTAATTGTTTTTTCTGTATTCTTCGTCTTTTTTCTGGGTCTGCTATTTCCTGCTCATACTCTTCGGCGGCGATGCCACCACATATGATTTGAAACCAATTGTTTACTATATCTTTATCATCTTTGCCTTTATATCCAGCCCTTACCAACTTTGCAATAAAAAAATCATTCCAGTCCAATTCTATCATACCAGACGATAAATCATCAGGGTCAACATCCATACGCAAAATATTAACCCATGGCTCTCCCTTGGCTGTAAACGCATCCTTTTCAGATTTCAGCGCGGGAGGAATAGGTGTGATTTTGGAAAACTGCTTCTTGAATTTCTTTTCATTTTGCGCAGTTTTCCAAGCCTTAACTACTTCTGTCCAAAATCCCATTATGATTCCTGCTTATCAGTGTAGATAATCTTCTTCTCAACTTTAAAACCAGCAAGTGCTTGAATTTCTTCTTCGGTTGGTTCCTCGGTTGATATTGGTCTTAATAAGAATTCAATTTCTTCTTCAGTAAGAAAATCTTGTTCATTTTCAGTTAAAATGCCATTGACCAAAGCTATTAACTCTCTTTGTGCCGCTGTATATTTTCTCTCCCTCAAGGTTGTTTCAAATTTTACTTTATTATCGTTTTCATCACGAACCAAAACCTGCATTCTCATTTCGAAGGATATTGGGTCTAACACGATTGTAGTTTTTATTTTCCTCATAACGCTCCTTTACTTAATGGATGCCAAAATTGTATACTGATGAACTGCTTGGCCAGTAGTTACAGTAATTTGCATCGCGCCATCATCACTGATTTCCAGCACCTTATCACCAGTCAATCCAAGGATACCTTGCACATGGGCCAACGGCCATTGGCGAGGCGTCTTCAAGTTTCCCTTTACATCTGTATGAAACTTGAATTCTCCGCTATGACTACTGCCGTCACCAAGAGAGAATACCAAATCCTTATGATCCATTCGCGCTTGAAATGTTCCGTTTGAATTTCCCGCTGCCTGTGATTGAAATTTCAAACGCTGGATAGCACTAACAGAAGGTTGGATAGAAATATCCCACCTGATATCCTTGCGGGTGCGCGGTGGAAGTTGAGTTTCCACAACATCTTGACTCATAAAACGATACTCGTTCTTAAAATCCTTATTGGCATTTGAAAATGCAATACCAGTTGGAATTGTTCTTTCATTGACTGTCATATGATTGACAGTAATAGTTGCATTTTCTTTATACTCTGGTATAGCCAATATAGTTGCAAGACGCCCAAGATCGTGCAGACCAAATACACCTTCCAAATCTTGAACTGGTTGAACAAATTTTGAGTTCAAAACAACAGTTTTATCAGAAGCCATTGCATTTAATTCAGTGGCGGTATCTGTTCCTGTGACCTTGACCAATTCCAAGAATCCCAAAGCGTGAGTATATGCGATTACTTCTTTCATTGCATCTAATATCATAATGTTGTCCTTTTTTACTAATATATCTTGTATACACTTATCTTACTGCAATCGTATTGCAGAGTCAAGAAATTATTCAAAAAAATCAGAATAAGTGTTTATCTTGCGAGTGGCCGACTCAATTGAGTTCCAGTTTGATAATCGCGAAAAAAGGTTCTCAATTTTCTTATCCACCACAGCGGCGATCATAGCCTCATTATCAAATGGTAATTTGGTAAACCAATCTGGCAAATACACTTCATCTGTTGGATAGGCAACAGAAGACATATCCAGGTTGTTTTCTTTCATTGGACAAACGACGCACTTCATACCATCAACGATTCTGGTCGAAACCCTGTCCTTATTGATATCCCGCAGTGTGTTCCAATTGATGGCGGCGCGCACATGACCTGGCACCCGATTACCTTTTCCTTTCTTGATCAAGTCGTCGTAGTAAGTCAACTTATTGACTCGCTTTGGTGTTCCTTGTTCTGGTAAGGGTAATGCTCTAAACTTCTCTTTGAATTCATTGATCATTTGTATTATTTTTTGTTCAGTACCATCATTCAACAATTCCAAAAGAATGGTTTTTAGGAACTTCTGGCAAACTACTGGGGTGTCACTTCTGCGAAGGTCAAGTCCCATTGCCTTAAGTTTTGGTTCTGAAAGATACTTGCCATCTTTGTAATAATTCAAAATGGCATATCGTTTTTTCGTAATATACAGGGCTTTGGTTCCAACAGTTTCACATGATCCGCGAATCAATTGTCCAAACTGTTCTGGACAATTGAAGTTTTTCTTCATAAAATCTGGAAACGATGCATTTACCTTATCTCCAATCGCTGTATAAAGATTGACTGCAATTTCCTTGCTCCATTCTGTTTCACCAGAATCCACCATTGGTTTCATCATGGGCCATGCCGAGAATTGACTCGAATTATGAACTAAAATATTATTTGCAAAAAACCAATTATGATGTTTTTCTGGTGAGCAAATACCTATGTCGTATACATACTCATTTTGATAGTTGTCAAGTTTTTGTATTGATTTTATTTTTACTTTTTCAACCATTTTACAACATCCTCAACTATTTTATTTGGTTTTGCATCCCAATCTTGTTCCCATATATAGTATACATCGTATCCTAATGATTTCGCTAACAAATATTTTTCTCTGTCTTTATCCCAATGTTCCTTTGCAGTTTTACCAGTTTTTGCATTGAAATTATCTGCTGTGTAAACTCGCGGGTCCATATGCCAAAAAGTTCCTTGAAAATCCACTAACTTTTTACCGATACCACAATCAAAATTATATTTTCTATCCCTTGATATTGATATAGCTCTTTGGATATTTGGGAAATGTTTTTGTATCTCTTCTACTAATAGTGTTTCTTTTTTACTTACGTTTTTTCCATCAGAGTGCGCCCATTTTTTACGCCAGTTATAAAACTTAGAAGTACCTTCGTCTATACCGTATTGTTGTATAAAATAGTCCAAGGAACAAGTAAATTTCTGCCTATCGATATAATCGCACCAAAATGCTAATCCTTCTATTTTACCATGTCGTTCAATACAATTTTGTAATGTTGTAGCTCTATCGGCGTTATAGGAATCAAAGGTGTCTTTATTCCAACCATATTTTTGCTTCTTGTATTCAAAGGTGTTAGATTTGGCTTGCCTATGACGATATTGTTCCCATTTAGATGAACCTTCGACCTCTCCCCACAATTTTATAAGTTTGTCTTTTGTTACACCATTAGATGATCGCAATTTATTACATATAATTGGACAGTTTGGATACTTTGTTTTATATTCTG